TTCGTAATCAGTAGGTCGACGGTTCAAGTCCGTTCACCAGCTCCACAAATAAACCGCATTACCAAGCCGTTTTTAAGGCTTGTATGCGGTTTTTCTTTTTGCCTGTTTCCCGTAAAACATTGCCTAAAACTGCTTTAAATTTCAAAAATGTTAGTCAAATGTTAGTCAGCTTTAAAGTTCAAAAAATCGGGTGTTTACTGACTTTTTCTTACATACTCATTTACATACTCAATCTATATTTATTCATTGCGAATATCTGATAACACGAAAAAGTTTTAAAAATAGTTTATTGATGATAACAATTAAAAACAGCCCCTCGGATACCAATTTGGTACTCGAGGGGCTAAATTTATTTACGCTATTCTTTTTTATTTGTTTCTGAATCTGTCTTGCTTTCGACTGTATTTTTCAATCGGCGGACGATATTTACAAGGAATTTCGGAATCGGTGTACCTAACTCCGATAGATTTTCAAGAATTGAGATTAATTCGTTTATGATGAGCCATACTGCAACTATCAAGCCGAAATAATAGCTTGAAAACTCAATCCCTGCTGTGGCAAGTCCTGCACCGATGAGATAATCAACAACACCGCCCACGCATACGAGAACAAGATAGCTCAATTTCTTGAGTATGCCAATCAAGCCTGTCTTGCTCTTAATCTCTTTATTTTTGTATGCAGATGCCATTCCTGTGCAGTAATCTATAACCATTACCGCAAAGAGAACAAGAACAGGAATTAATAAGATGTTAAAATAAGCCGCCAATGCTCCGATAGCTACTGAAACAGTAGTTTGAATAATATTGTCTTTCATAGTTTAGTTATACCTCCAAATCAAGTTAAAGTAAGCTCAATACGGTCAATAGCCTTGCCCTTTGTTCCTGCGTATCCGTCCTGCTTACTGTCTTTTTCGTCATCGTGCTGCCAATCGTAATAGTCTTCATTAACTGCAGAAACTCTGTATGTAGCCTTATAGTAGCTGCCGTGTGCGGACTTAACATCAGCAGGAGTTGTATAATAAATCTGTACAGCATCAATATCCATTCCGAGAATACCGGCATAGCCGTTTACATCATCATTAAGATTAAAGCCTGTAACCCAGCTAAGCCAGTGACCGCCTTTAATATGCACTCTGTACTTAATCTTACCTTTTGTTACTCTGATTGCAAGACCGCTGATTGCCTCGCCGGCAATGCCTGCGAAGTCTGATAAACCTTTTACAGTTGGTAACCACTTACCGCCTGCAAATACGCAATATTCAATCGTAGGTTTATCATCTTTTTCAACTTTTGATTCCTCTTTGCTTTCAGAATTACTCTCAAGTTTATTTAAAAACTGTTCTTTCCACAGCTTGTCCTTTGCTGATGAACCGCACCAAAACCCTGGGCAGATTTTGCCGTTTGCGTCATAATGACGAATCACCCTCTCTTTACTGATTTTGTACTTTCTCATAAGTCGCTGAGTAAGCAGAATTACATTCTCAAGCGTTTTTCCCTTGCACTCACTTGTTGAGCCTGCAATCTCAATGCCGATTGAGCGACAATTAATATTCCAGTCACCTGCGTGCCAAGCAATATTTTTGTCAGCGACAGATCGTACAACTGTTGTATCATCGACAAAATAATGTGCAGATGTTTCAACTACATTATTCTTAAAGTAGTTACCGTTGTTTTCTGCTGTGTCGCCGTTGTTGCCGGTGTAATGAATAACAAGTGTATCAATTTCCGAAGATTTTCTGTTGTCCTCTGTAAAATTACCTTTGTTGCACCATATTTCTTTAAATTTATAAGACATATTTATACCTCCCACACCGCCATAATAGCGTTATAATATTCCTCTGAAAGCTCTGCTTTAAGTATTTCCCTGTCGTTTTCACAATTCATATATGCGTTGCGGACATTCTCACCGACCTGCACATCTTCGCCACCGAGATTGATAAACTTCTGTCTTAATACGCTTACACTGTCTTTTGTGAGCATATCGAGTGTAATTCTTTCTTTGATTTCCATAGTAACTCGCTCCTTATCTGATTATGTAAGTAATAATGAAATTGATTTTTTCGTCCTCTGCAAAAATGTCCGTTGAACTGACATAAATCCAAGAGCCGTCAAGTCTGATGTTTATTAATTTATTTGCTGTTGAATATACAACAAAACTAGACAACCTACTTTCGTTTTTTGCCGCATACGGTAAACCTGACATCTGAATATATTTTTTATGAGAGAGCAGTGCCGTAATATTGACCGATACAGTTACAATATTACCATTTTTAGAATATACAAAACTGCCCTCGCAACCAGCATATATTTCTTGGGCTGGTGCTAATGTTCCTGTACCACTCTCAAAATTTGAGCTATCATATTTAGCCGCAAGCGACTTGTCTGTCGCTGCTTTGTTGTCTGTTACTGTCTGACTCAGAGTACTGATTGACTCATCAGCTGAGGACTTATTGTCTGCAATTTGCTTGCTTAGCTGAGCGACTGCATTGTCTACACTGTCCTTATCAGCTTTAAGATTAATCTTCATTGTCACTGTTTCGTCAATGTCTGTTATTTCATCTTCAAGCTCGGTTTTATCTGCCTTTGCAGATAAGGCTGTGTTAATCGCAATTATTCTCTCGCTTAGCGTGTTGATGTTGCCACCTGCAAGCGCTATGTCTATGCTGTTCTCGTATATGCCGTTTTCGATTTTGTTCAGGCTTTCTGCGCAAAGTGGCGTAGCTGTGCTCGGTGCGTCTTCCCAATTTGTTTTTGTGTATGCCATAATATTTATTCCCCCTTTGCCTCTATGCTGTCTGTCAGAGCTTTAATTCCGCTCAGTGTACGGCTCAACACATAGGCTTTTACTTTCTCTTTTTTAGGTTGTCCTGCGTTATCATAGACAAAATCACCGTTTGAATCAGTAACATAGCTTTCAATTTCTAATCCGTCACCAATCTGCACCCAAGGCCTGCCGTCAAGAGTAGCTGCAAGCGGTGTGTAGGAACAATTATAAAATCGTTCGCCTGTTTTTCCATGCAATAAACTTTGCACATCGTGCACCAGTCCGCCGCCAATGCCGTCATCTTTCTGCCAACAGACTACATTTTTAGTAAAATCATATGTTACAACATCCTCGCCCCACTGTGACTCTGCCACGGTGGTTTTAGCTTTTCTGTCATTTAACGAGTAACCGTAAGAAAAACTAAAGCCGTTATAGCCGCTGCTGTTATATTCCTCAGCATATAGATTTTCGTAAAAATCATACGTTTCTGTATTTTTGCCAAGTTCAATATATCTGAATACACCTTTACCTTTATTCGGCACAACAGCACCGAATAAACCGAGCATTTCACAACAATTTTTTAGTATCTCGCCGTATGTAATCGTGTCTGAATTTTCAAGCCACGCCTGATTATATGTCGGAAAATCACGCACGGTAAGCCCTGACTGTTGGTTTATTACTTCGTCGAGAATTTCTTTGTTATCCTCGACCTGAATCATATGCTTTCCGTTGTAGTTAAGGCATAGCACAACCAATTCGCCGATTTTATAGCCGTTTGGATAAGTTTTCCATAAATTAAACAGCTTATTTGTTGCGTCAATATCATATAACATAGAGAGTGCGTCATAAGCGACAATGTGTCGCTTATTGCGGTTATTCTTGTCAAGCTTGGCACTGTCAATAATACCGCTAAACAAATAATATTCCTTTGCAGCTACGGTTTCTCCCGGCAAAAGTGATGTACCTAAAAACAGCTTTGCAGATGGCAGCAGCTTTTCTCCGCTCGGAAAACGCTGCGTTAATTTTACACTTATCCATTTACCGACAAGGTCTGTTGTAAAAATTCTGTCGTCTGAATTTACAAGGTCAATATCAAATTCAGAAGCAATACAACCGCCGAATTTTAATTTACTTTCGTCACAAATTGACTGTGTAAGGCTCATACTTTCACTCGCTATATTTTTCTCTGTTATATCCGGATATTCACCGTCGGGAAATGAGATTGTCAGTATATTTTCAATCAGATTTTCAATAGTCTGCTTTTTGTGCAGGCTTGAAACCTCAAGCAAATTAACCACCTCTTAATATTCAATAAATGTAAATGTTACCGCCGCATATTTAATGTTGTCTGCGGTAATAAGCTTTGGCGTGTATGTTATATCGGGTATATATGCGGTCATAGTGCGGTACGCAAGAAGTTCATCGTCCCAGTATTCAACATTGAGCTTGCGTTGCTGAGAATTTGACATAGCACCGTTTAAAACACTGCGAATAGTTCTCATTTCAGCAAGGGTAAGACCGTCCTTGGTATTGAATGTAATCTTCGTCTTGTTGTTTGGCGAAGTTACTCGCCTTAAAAGGTTGTTGCTGTCACGATAGGCTTTAATCTCCGTACGCTGTAAAGGTGTGGCTTGATAACTCTCTTTAGCTATGAGCTTATGCGGAAACTGCAAGCCGTTTTTCGGGAATTTAATTAAATAGCCTTTAAATTCACCCAATCCTATCCCTCCTTATGCAAAAGCGGACCTGCCTGTGCGTTTCTTGATTTTGTTGCTCTCATCAGCAACAGCCTCAAAAAGCACTCTGCCGTCAGGCATAGTCAAGGTAATGTGAATATCACCGCCGTTGCCCGCTCCGCCGTATTCAGAAAGCACTTCAGCCATAGCCTGTTTCATAGCAGAAATAGGAGATACTACCTCAGGTTCTCTCTTGTTGTCGCCAAGTACGGCAAGAAATTCACCGTAATTAGCAGGTACATATGTGCCTGTAGCAAGTTTGGGGATGTGCACCTTATCAAGCCGACCTGCGTGCCATTCCTGCCCAAACAACTTGCCTATCGAATTTGCAACCGTGTCCACACCCGACAACATTTTATTGATTGCAGAAATAAAGCCATTGATAAAATTTTCAAGTCCGGTTAAAACATTGTTAAGAGGCTTTTTGATGATGTTATACAAGGGTTCAAAAACATTTGAAAAAACTGTTTTTATAGGCTCTAACGCTTTGCTTATATTCTTTAACATCATGGTAATGACACTCTGTACTTTTATACCTGTATCAGATAAACCATTGACAAGACCTAAAACTGTATATTGTCCACGCTTATACATTTCTTTTGACGGAGAATTTATACCCATTGCACTGTCGTATTCGCTTAATACAATGTTAGCAAGTCCGTTGCTGTTTTTAACGAGAGCGTCTTTATAAGTTTGAGTACCTTTGACTAAACCGATTACTGTATTTTTACCGCTATCTTCCGCCGCTACTTTAACATCACTTAGTGACTTCCAAATCTTTTCTCCATTTTCATCCGTTGCGGAAAGAATATCATTTTGTGAAATCATCTGTTGATTATATGCCATTAATACTGCAGCGGCATCAGAATAGTCTCCGTTCAGGACTTTTTGAACATCTATCAAATCATCGTTAGTCATAGTAAGCTCATTAACTTTTGCGGTAGCCTCATTATACTGCTCTTTCAAATCGTCATAAGCATTACACATTTCCTTAATATCGTCATACATTTGACTTTCTTCTCTAAAGTTGATACCACCGTTGATAGTACCGTAACTTTGAAAGAAATCATTCATTGTGTAACCACGGCTGGAGAGTTTTTTCTCCAACTGTGTATAAGCAGAATCAATCTCCTTCATTTTTGAACTCATTGTTTCTTTGACTTCCGATAAATTCTTAGTAGCTGTAATCTTTTCAAGTGCATTTTCTTGCTGTAATGCTGACAGAGCCGCAGCATTTGCGGTTTTCTGATAATTATCAATGAGATTGTTAAGTCCCGAAGATACTTCGCCCAAATTGCCTTTAAGATTTACTGTATTACCATCACTTATTTCAACATATCTATCCCAAGTATCTTTAAATCCGTCAACATTGTCTTCAAAATAGGTAACAATAGTTTGTAATTGAGCCATTTCTGAGGGTGAAAGTTCTGCTTTATTAAGCAAAGTTTCGAGCTTTTCTTGATAGTTATCAATCAAAGTGTTTTCAGCGTAATTTTGGTCAAGAGTATTAAGAGTATTCTCAATCTTTTCAGTAATACCGTCACAAGTACCTTGCAAATCATCTGAAATAACCTGCAACTCATCACAAAATTTTTTTGCCTCGGAATTGCTCCACCTGCAATCGTTGTAAGCCTGTACGGCTAAAACAATACCCGTTATTGCGCTTGCTATAACAAGCAGAGGGTTAGCTGAAATCACAGAGCTAATATTTTTAACTGCTGATGTGACTTCACTTATACCACTCGCAATAGTCTTACCTGTCTTGAATGTGATAACTGCCGTTGCAACAGCACTAATACCTACTGCTACTGCTTTTAACACAGATGGGCTTATTTTTTCTATAATATCTGAAATATCTTTAAGCGCTCCGGCAAATGCATTAAGCAAATCAGGTACAACCTTTTCAATAGTCCACTTTGCCAAAGGCAAAAGAATAGTTTTATAGGCTTGTTTTAGCTTATCGCCGCAGGCTTTTAACAGTTCTCGGAAAGCTCCGCTAAGTGTTTCAACCGCTTTTGCAACAGGGTCAAGGTTTAGGTCTTCAAGCCACTCAAGCCTGATTTGCGACATATCATCAAGAAAACCTGTTATATCCTCTACTATACCGAGAATGTTCTCCCATATTTTCTTACCTTTATCGTTTTTCTCCCAAGCGTCTTTAATTTTGGTTCTGAGAGTTTCAGTATAGTTATTGCAGTTGCGGATAATCTCAAGTATATTGCTCCAAATTTTCTCGCCCTTACCGTCATTCCACACCTGCCTGAATGTATCGCCTACCGTATCCAAAAGCTCAACAAGGCTGTTCCACTTGTCGATAAACGATTGCACCACGCTGTCGCCTAAGCCTGCTTTGTCCCAAGCATTTGTAAAAGCCTCTGCAATGTCGCCAACTGTGCTTACAAAAGTGTTAATTAATGAGTTGATATTTTCAAGCACCTTTTCGCCTGTGCCGTTATTCCACACTTTCTCCCACGAATTTTTAATTGTTACGCAGGCGTTTTTTACCTTGTCAAGTGAATTTACAATATTGTCAATAGTCTTGCTTGTGTGCCTGTCGCTTTCAAGCATAGCTTGCTCAAGTGCATTTTGCATTGATTTGATTTCAGAGCTTGGTGCTTGCGTGCTTGTGTCTGAACTGTTGTCCGAGGTGTCGCTCATCACATTGAGTTCATCAAAGCCTGCAAGGTTTTTCTTCAAGTCTTCAGCTGCCTCCGATGTTTTTTCAATCTCAGATGTAGAACTGTCCGCTTGACTTGCAAGGTCTGACATATCGCTTACAGCTGAGCTTGTCGCATTGCTTGTTGCCGTAGAATAGCCGAACACCTGAGCTGTAAAGTCTTTAAACTTCTGTGCCGCAACGCTAAGTCTTGAGATAAACTGATTAATGCAATTAAGCAGTGGAGTAAAAGCATTTATCAAGCCTTGACCGATTGTAGCCTTGATACTGTCAAACTGCAGCTGTAAAATTCTCGTTTGATTTGCCCAACTGTTCTGAGTGCGTGCAAAGTCACCCGTTGCATTGCTCAACTGACCGAGTACAAAGTTATATCTAAGCGTTACCTTTTCTGCCTCAGTCATAGCAGATGTGGTCTTGCCCCAGCCGTTAGCCATTGCGTAATTGTCAAGTGCGTTCTGCGTCATCACAATACCAAGGTCTTTGAGCGTTTCGGTTTCACCGCTGAAAACAGATTTCAGCTTTGTGTACGCCTCGTCTTGTGTGATGTTATAAAATGACGCCACATCGCCCGTAAGAGCGGTTAATGATGTGGACATATCAAATGCCTGCTGTTCTGTAAAGCCGAAAGCCTCCGCCATAGAACCAAAAGTGCCGACATATTTTTTAGCCATAGTTTCAGACAAGCCGTAGGCTTTTTGTGCCGACTTTGCCCAATCGTCCACACTTGCAGACATATGACTAAAAGTAACATCAACTACATTCTGCACTTCTGCAAGGTCCGAGCCAAGCTCTATGCTTTCCTTGCCAAAGCTCACAACCGCCGCCGTACCGAAAGCGGTAAGCAGCGTTCTACCAATCATTTTCGCCTTGCTTTGCAGTCTGTCAACAGCCGTTCTGACTGTTGTAAGCGACTGCTTAGCTTTACTTGCACTCAAAGTCACTGCTTTCTGTACCTTTTCAGATATATTTTTTGAGCTGTCTGCAACATTTTTATCAATGCTTTTCAGCACATCAAGAACCTGTTTACTGTATAAATCAGTATTCTCTTTAATATTTTTGCCTGTTTTTTCTGTTTCTTGCTCAACCTCTGAATTTGTTTTTTTCACTTGCTGTGAAACAGAACTGTTTACTTTATCCCAAGCTGCCTGCATTGCCTCTGCTTGTGTCATTCCTGTTCGTTTCAGAATAGAAGCAATAGACATTGCTTTCGACTTTGCACTTCTCTCTGTATCAGCAATTATATTTTGTATCTGAGCGCCAATATCTGATGTGTTGTTTTTAACTTCATCAACTATTTTGTCGGCAGAATTTGACACTTGTTGAGTTGCATTTTGTGCAGTCTGAGCAGTAGTCTTAGCACCTGCCTGAGCCTTGCTCTGAGCCGCCTCGATAGCTTTATTGATTCTTGCAATATCGCTGTTAAGACCGCTTGTGTCGATTTTGGTATTAAAAATCAAACTGCCGTCAACCGCCATATAATCACATCCTTTCTGCATAAAAATAAGGGCGTTGCAAAAATGCTACACCCTTGGTATAAAAACAGCGCACACCCGAAGATGTACGCTGTAATTAGCTTATTTAGTTGTTATGAGTTCTTTGCTTCAAGTTTCTTTTGTGTTATACCTGCAATCGCAAGCTGTTCGTATGCCTTAGGGGCTGACAGGCTGTCCGGAACAGGTATTCCATATGTATCGCAAGTCAGTTTATCCATTTGAGCAATTTCAAGAGGTGTGCAACCTTTGTCTTTCATAATTGCACGCTGAATACGCAGATAATTAGCAACACCGTTAAGATACTTTACCGTATCCGGAGAAACAAATGCATTAACCGCTTCTTTTACTCTGAAATATGTTTCCTCGAGATTTTCAAACTGCTCCCACGCCTTGTCTGTATCAAGAATTTTGCAGTGGTGATTTGCTCCTCTTTCAGTCCACAAATATAAATGACTTGCTCGTTTCAACCACTCATCTTTAAGATGACTGGTCTTAAATTCTTTAAATTCTTCACCATCGAGATAAAAGTAATGCTTTCCCTCAACAAATTTACTTTTATTGCGGGAAAAATTGTTGCTGATATAACTTGTACTTGTTCCGTATGCCTCTGCTAGCATTGCAGTTGTAATAACTTTCTGTCCTTTGTATTCCATAGCTTTCATATCATTTAACCGCCTTTCTCATTTCAGCTTTTGCAGCTTTAATGCCTTGAGCATATCCAAATGCGAATGCATCGCAAATCATATCACATACACTTGAATTGGTACGATAAATTTCCGTAACGTTCTCGTAGCCCATATCATAATATGGATTAATAGTGCCACGAACACTTTTGATTACATTTTTTACATTCTTTACACAAGCCATAATAAAAACTCCTATCATAATTTTAATTTGACAGAAGTTCCGCTAAATGATATAATAGATTTCAGATAGAGATACTTCTGTCTTTTTGTAACGGTAACTAATCGCTTTGGTCGGTGGATAGTTGCCGTTATTTCTTTTTAGGAAACAATATATCGTCCGAAAGAATTAAGTCTGATATGGTTCTTGCCATAATATCAGTAAAATTAGACGGTTTTATTTTAAGATTACACTCATCCATAACATCCTGTATTACTTTTGACACTCTTCTTTTTAAATAAGATTGCTTTTCTGCTAAATTCATTTCAGGAAATTTTTTGAGGTCCTTAGTAAAATACTGTTCATGAAGATTATCAATGACTAATTTTTCTATTATGTCATTTACATGACACCCCTTTTCAAGTGCCATTTTCTTCAATTCGAATAGTACATCTTCATCTATTGTTGTCCTAAAAGCTTTTCTCATTCGTCATTCACCTCCTATGTTCATATAGTACACCGTTTATGTTCATATGTCAATACCTATTTAAAAATAATTTGAAAAATTTTAGCCACCCCGTTTGGAGTGGCTTTTACATTGTTTTTAAATCAATTATGGTCGCCAATGACAATTAGGACATTCTGCTATATTGCTATAAGAATTAACGCAATGGCATTGTGGACACTCCCATTTATCATTACTAACAGGTTTTTGCTGTTTGTTACTGTTATGCGGTAAATGGCAGTTAGAACATTCCGTCGCCTCTGCTTTATTCATGCAATGACATTTAGGGCATTCCCAATCTGTTGTTTTGGTAATCACTGAATTTTTACCCGCACCTAATTCTTCGAGGTATGCAAGTATTTTTGCGATGCCCCCAAATATTAGACATAAAAATACAGTTGATACCCAGCATACAAGCATTAAGGTAATATTAAAACTACGAGTTACCGTATCGGTAAGAATATTTGTATGTACGCTTTGGAAAACTGCGCCTAAAGCTATTCCTCCGACTGCACCAAGTATCAATAGTACGACTGTTATACCTTTGTAAAATTTGCTGTTCATAAAATCACTCCTTTGTTACATAATATAACAAAGTTTGTTTATTGTCAACAATAATTTTGTGTAACACCTATACAAGATTGTTTATAAAATCTTCTTCGGCGTCAAGTTCTGCTTGCTGTTCGGGAGAGAGCTTTTCCTTGATGTCAACAAGCTCTTTGTGCTCATTGTAAAAATCACGCTCCCATTTTTCAAGCTTTTTGCCCTTAGCACGCTTGCCTCTTATGTTCATTACCTGCGAGAGCAAGCCGTCGCCTACCTCACTGAAATAGCCGAGAAAAGTCCACCAATGCACATAGCTTGCAATCCTTGTTTCAAAGCCTGCAACCTTGTTAAGTGCTGGGAAAATAATGCTTTCGTCATAGCTCCAATCAATAATTTTGACTGGAGCTTTTTTCGATTTCGGCACATCTCCGCCGTCAAGAAACCACAATGCCTTTTTGAGTGCCTCCTCAACATTCTTTGGAACTTCCTTGTATAAGCAATTCAAGCATACTGCCGCTTTTTCGCAGTAGGATAGCTCTTTGTCGGCATAAGCCTCGAAAATCAAGAGAGCAATACGAAAATCGGAATTAATCTCGTACTGCTCTCCGTCTATTTCAAGGCTTGTAGGAAGTAATCCAATCACTTTGCAAGCCTCTTTGCTTGATTGAGGTACTTCTCAATATGCTTGCTCTGCTGAGCGTGTGCGTTTTCAATGTCACTTACGATGACCGGCACAACGCAGTTGAGAAAGTTCTCAAAAATCATACTGCCATCATCACAGATTGAAAGGCAATTTACATCGCCAAACGCACCCTGACTTACACCTGCACCGAGAACATAGTCTATTTCTTTGCGGATTTCCTTGTCAACATCAAGAAAAATTTCAAAGGTTACATCCTCGGGTTTCATATTCTTGTACTTCTGCACAAGCGCTTCGGTGCGTTCTGTCAGCTTGTTGAGTCGCTCAACGAGTGAGTAGTCTGTGGTGTTAATCTTGATCACTGTGTTTTCATCATTGTTGATTGCATATGTTTTTAAGGGTGTTTTAAAATTCAAACTCTGCATAGAATCACTCCTTATACAGTTTCGGTAAATGTCGGTACCTTATCTGAGATTGTCGCTGTACCCTGCTTTCTGTTGCCGTCAAATGTAACATTAAACGGAATGTTTACACCGCCCTGTGCACCGCCGTATGACTGCGGTTTAACGATGCAGTCCTCAATCCAAGCATCATAAGAGCCTGTTTTCTTGTCAATGAGCACTTCAAGAATTTTGGTTTTGCAGTCATCACCGGTAAGGCGGTTCATTGCAATATCCTTGATTTTCGGGTAAATGCTGTCACCTGTATTTGCGTAATATGTTCCTGCGTCAAGGGTAGGCTCGTAGCCATTGTCATTTACAGAGGTTTCATCAAGAATGTTCTTTACTGTGCTTGTGTCCGGACTAAGCTCGACCGACATATCGTCAATGTCCTTGCCGATAAGATACCACTTTGGACTTTCGCCTGTGCCAAAGCTTGCGTCAATAAAATGTAAAAGGTAACTTCTTTTGAGTTTACCGATATCGGGTGTTGATACTGCCATAATAATTCCTCACTTTCAATTTTTAATCAATTTTCAATAGCGTATTGGGCGGTGATTTGCAATTGGTACTGCACACCGCCGTTGTTGTTTTCGTCAGGTATGCTGTAAAGCATTCCGTTTGAGCAAGTGAGTTTTTTAAGCTCACCATATAAAATGTTGTCGCCGACTTCAACTTCTATGTCACCCTCTGCGTGCCGTTCAAGCCACATTTGCAGTTCAAGCAACATTCCGCTGTTTACAAGTCGGTCATAGTCGTTGAGCGACTGACAGGTAGCGTACAGGATAAAGGTGTGATTGCGTGTTTGATTTCCTAAAATGTCTTCGCTGACAAGCGTGTCGCCTGTCGGAGAAAGTCCAAAATCCTGTACTTTGTTTGTTGAATAATCAATGTGTACAAGCTCGCCGATTTTCGGAAACTCCTGCACAACGGACCTTACAAGTTCGATTATATTCATTTTGCATTACTCCCTAATATTTTTGCCGCCGCCTGCAAAATTTCGTCTCTGCGGTCGGCTTTCATTCGCTTAAACCACATTTTGCCCGCAAGCGGGTGCTTGTCCTTGCTGTACTGAATATCTCTGCCTGTCGGGTGTTTTTTCTTGCCTTTAGGACTTCGCCAACCGCCGTCACCGCTATAGCGCCCGAATACGATATGCTCCGTACCGTCTTTCTCTCGCACGATCGGATAGTTAGGACCATACACCTTGCCATAGTAAAGATACCTTGCATAAGGTGTAATCTGTTTAATTTCTCCACTGCCTATAACGGTATGTATAGTTGCGGAGTTTTCGAGTACGCCCATTTTAAAAGGTGTGTACGGCTTCATCAGCTTAATGCAATCCTCGTCAACCTCTTTTTGAGCAAGTAACAGGTTATTATTCAGATTGCCTGCAAAGTTCTTGCTCCACTTGAGAGAAAGAGTGCCGCTAACATCAGACGGCTGATTCACATTAAAAAGCATTTAATCACCTCGCAGATACTTTGATGTGCTGTAAATCCGCAGGGCCGTAAAGCAAACGGTCAATACTCATTACTGTGTGAATTTCGTATTTGTCACGCAAGGTTTTTAGGCTCTCTGATACGCTCCTGTCGCTTGAATTATCAAAGATGAAATTACACTCACCTTTTACAATAATGTCTTGAGAGGGGCACAGAGGGGATATATCAGCGTTTAGAAACAGACCGTTGCTCGGAAATAAAAAATCATTCGGAGCAAGAACAAGCGCATTTAACGGAATGTATATAGCTATTCCGTCAGCGTTCTGCATTCCGCTTTTAAGTACATTAGCGGCTTTGCACTCCTGCCAATGGCAATGCGGAATAATAAGCCTGTCAAAGCCTTTGCCGTTAAATCTGTAAAGGGTCAGCATAGTATCCGTAAACATAATCAAACACCTCTGTACAAAAGGTCTGTGTCTGCAAGATACTTATATACTGCGGATTTAACACATCGTGTAAGTTGCTTTTTGCGAACCTCACAGCTTTCATACGAGCGTGACACATCTCCGACTTTTTCTGATGTTATGCCCTCACTGCCGCTCATATTATCGGCTTTATACATCAGCTCTGCGACCTCACAGCAACAAAGTTTCACAGGCTCGATTATATCCTTTGTATCGTCAATATTTGAGCCTGTGTAAGCATTAATAATAAGCGTTGCCTCTCTTGCATAGTAGGCAAAAGCGGAGGTAATGACCGCTTTTCTGCCACATAGATATACGGATTTATAATAGTTTTCGTCAGCGTAAACGGTCATACTTCACACTCCTTTAAGACTTAACCGCTGTGTGACAGTAAATACCGGCGGTCTTGTTTTCGTACACATCTGCAATGCCTACCATTCTGTAACCGAACTTGTAACCGTCCGAGTCCTGATTTACCGACGGTTCAATTACCTTAGTGTCAAGGTGCTTAGTAAACTGGATAAGGGCAGGCTTATGAATAATCATAAAGTTGATGTTTGAGGCGGCAGTGGCTTTCTGATAGCCGCCCTTGGTCTTGCCGCTTGATGTGCCGTCAAGCTGTTCAATCGCTGTATAAAAGCGTGTCTGCGGCACTGTGATAATCTTAGCAAATCTGCTGAGAACCTCTCTTGACTTTGTTGTGTCCAAATCCTGCACAAGTCCGTAAAGAGTTGGTGTAATGTAAAGGTAACGCTGCTCGTACGGAACTTCGTCCTCGTCCATCTGAGTAGTACCCTTGCGGAGTGCCTCGATTACTGCCGCACCTGTGGTAAGGTTTGCAGGTGTGGCAGAGGTAATACCTGCGTGACTTGCGTATGCAGCAAAGCGAAATGCGTCAAGCTCCGGCACAACCTTGGTGCGGATAAATTCGCCCGAAAGTCTGCCGAACGCAACGCCTGCGGTTTCGATATTGTCCATTGTGTCCACATTGAACATTCTGCCTCGGTCAAAATTGCATTTTACGGTTTCGTTTGTGAGTGTAACATCACCGTTCACATAACCGCTGTTACGACTGTAATCCGCAAGACCGTCCATTGAAATCATCGGAATAATAAGCTCGTTTGAGTTTGCACCAGCTGTTGCAAGATCAGTCGCACCGTCAAGCTCGCTTGTAAGTGCCGACTGCTTATAAACCTCATCGAGCAAGGCTGTGTAAGTTTTAAAAAGTGCAATAGAATTTGCCATAAAATTTCACCTCATCAATTATTTTTCGTCTGTACTAAGTCCCATTGCCGCTCTCATACTTGCAAGAGGGTTTGACTTAATACCTGCGTTTCCTGTATTCTTTACAGGATTTTGGAACGGCTCATCAGAACCGAACATATAGCTGTTTTCGCTCTTAACGCTTTCAAGAGCCTTAGTAATATCGTCTGCCTGATTTTTTGATGTTTTAAGACTGTCAAGGTCAAGCAAAGCCTTGACCGCCGTTGCGTTTCTCGCACCGCTCTTTGAAATAGCGCCGTCAAGTACAGAGTTAAACTCCATATCGGCAATTTTTGTCTGATACTCGGTTTCTTTGTCTTTAAGGCTTGTGTTGAGTTTTGCGATCTCGCCTTTAAGATTTTCGACATCTATGCCCTCAAACTCTTTAAGTGCTGTCTGTGCTGTTTCAAGCTGTGATTTGTAATTATCTCTTGCTGTTGTGATTTTTTCAACCTCTGCAACAGTCTTGTAATTTGCAAGCACCGCCTTGTCAAACTCTGCCTTTTTCTCATCGGGAATCGTAATACCAATTTCAGAGAGAAGTGTGTGTATGTTCTTCATAATATAAATCCTTTCTGCATAGCTTATATTCCGCTTTGCCTGCGGTAGAAATTCAGCCGTATAAACCAACGGCGGGGTAAAATAAAAGCACCTATGCAATCAAATGCAAGGGTGCTTAATCTGCTTTATTTTTGTTGTCTTCAACCTCAATAACAAAACCTCTGTCAATAAGGCTTTTCGCTCGGTCTTTGGTACATTCAAAGACTTCATTGACAGGTCTGTTGATAAGACCGTTCATTTTATCGTTAAACGACACAACTACTTTTACTTTCATTTTGTCACCGCCTTTCTGATTTTGGGTATTAAAAAAGCACTCAATCTGATTGATTAAGTGCTAATCTCTGTATTAAATTCACGCATAACAAAACCGCCCACAAGGAGCGGTTAGTCTTCTTCCAAGTAGTCAAATTCACTCGACATTGAGCGTTCTTTTTCTTCGTCTGTTAATGTAGAAAGAAATTCTTCCATACATTTTATTTGCAATTCAATAGGTCCGTCGATAATTGCGTTTCTTGATTTATTTTCTTCCACTCCAAATCACCCCAGCTTTTGATTTATTTAGCAAAGTTTTAACAAATCTATCTTTTTCCTCATCGGTTTCCTTAACCACTATCTTCTTATACAATCTATTACACTCAAGAGCAAATCTATTGTTGTCAAAATCATCGGTTTTAGTTAAATATTCAACTGTGCCGTTGTTTTTTACAATAGTAATTGTTCTAACATTTTTATTTGCAAATACATCCAAATCGTTCATAGAATAACTACTGTTTCTCGGATGATTATGTAAAATAGTTAAATTTTTTCCTTTTGTCTCCAAGTATGTGCCAAAGTCAATTTTTTCATCAGAACCTGTAAATGGTTTATAGTCAACCAATCCGTCGCGAAAAACAAATGCAACTTCTTTATTGTCATTTTGTTCTTTTGAAAATTTCAAAAGTTCCTTATGTTGTTTTTGAATTTCAACCCTTTGTTCTTCAGAATATCCGGCAATATCAACTTTCGGCACTCGCTCGATAGCTTTATCTGTTATTGGCGTAATAGGCTTTTTATTTTCCTCTTTTATTATACCACTACCGCCCGATTTTTCAACACCGAATTTACCTTTAAAGGTATGATTTTCTGTGTTTTTAATCGGCAAAGAAGTAGTTTTTATTCCGCCTATCGGTGAACTGGCTTTTTTAGGCTTTGTAATACCCTCAACGCTGCTGCCGCCAACCGTTACCCTGTCCCATTGTTGAGAAAGTCCGACGCTTTTTGAGAAGTTCACATATTCATCGGAAGTTTTTACATATCTTGCACGAGCGTTAATTATTGCTTGCTCGTCAGCCCCGCCTTCTTCAAGCAATTTTATTTTCTGCCTTTGTGCCCGCATTGTGGTTTCAAGTCTGCGCTGTCTTTGGGTTGCCTCGTACTTTGTGTATGTCTTGCCGTTGTATTCTACAGGCTTGTTTTCCTCTGCGTTCATCTTGTCGAGCTGTTCATCTGTGTATGTGCGTGGAGTTATGCCGGGAGTGAAAGGCGAATATGAGTGATAGCAGTTTGCGCCGCAAAGTCCTGTTACCGTGCCAAGTCCGCACACGCTCTCGAGTTCTTCCTTACTGTACACTCTGCCTTGCCACACCTGATGGCTCGGCCTTGCTCCACTGTGCCACGATACCTCAAAGTAATTTGTGCCGAGTTTTTCGGCGTTTTCCTCATTGATTTTGCCCACAACCTGATTCAGTCCTGTTGACACCGCACGCCTTGCCGCAACGGTAACTCTATTGCTGTGACCGCTTGCATAGTCAACCGTACGCAATCCGCTGTTTGTCATTTCGGTTACGGTTTTTTCGAGTACGGTATTATAATCACTCGCACCGCTTGCAATTTCCGTGACAGCTTTATCAAGTGTTTCTTGATAATAGTCTGCAACGGGAGTAAAGCCCAAACTGCCGTCAGGCTGTCGCTTTGCAAAGCCCATTGACTGTGTAATGTTTTTACATTCGTTTTGTGTCTGCTCTTGTACGGCCCTCACAAATTGCTGTAGTGGCTCGTTTTCTGAATATGGTATAAACTCCTTGCCTTGTTCAATAAAAGCACTCTCCGCCTCGTTATATCCGCTTTCCGTTATATTTGTAAAGATGTTTTCAACTTCTTTATCGCTAAGGTTAAGTGTCCTTGCGACAATGTCTTTGATTCGCTTTTTGCTTGTACCTAAATCGTATAATCTGCTCATTTTATAGCCTGTTGACGGTATAATCTCCGCAGCTTCAAGTAACATTCTTACTATTTCCGTCATTATGCTCATTTGCAGGCTGTCAAAAATTTGCTCGAGCGCAATCGGGATTGCCTCTGTAACTTCGGGAGTAAACATCAGTCAACAACCTCCGAGGACTGCGGCAGGTTCTTTTTTGCTGTCTTTTCGTCCTCTCCGTACCATTTCATACGATACTCATCAGGTCGCATAATTCCAAGACTCAAGTCCTGAATATCCTGTGTGCGTTCGGTCTGTTCATCGGTGAGAATACTGTCCTTAAAGTCACAAACGAATGTGTAACCGCTTGTTGTCAGCGAATTGTAAAAGGCGAGAGCATACACCAAATCGTCAAGACAATATTTAAGCTGTTTCTGAATTGCCGATACAGTGTTGTACTTTCGGTTCTTAGCCGATAATATCTCCGTAGCCGTCTTTGCGACAGTGTCGGGGTCGGATAGGTCGCCATATGCAAGACCGACCGAAAATTCAAGTCTGCGAAGATATGTATTTAGCCCGTCCGTAATATCAGATTGACGAATTGCAGGAGAAAAATCTTTGAACAATTCATTATCTCCGAGGTCAACATCTACAGCTTTGTAAAGTCTTTTGTTGAGTTTTTCAGTACCCTCTTTCTTGAAAGCTGCGGCATCAACATGTATTGCCCTTTCGCCGCTCTCAAACTCCCAATCAAGTCTGCCGAATTGTGTGTCTATTTTACGAATAAGATTTATGTCATTTGCGTAGACAGAAACACCGCAAGATGAGCCGTCAATCGTATTTTTAATCGGTGTGCGAAAATAACCGAAAGCAGGGCGGAGCATTGCAGGGTATGTAACAGCATTCGGCAGGCTTGCCCACTCGTCAACTGCCGCAAGCGGAATTTCTCTTCCAAGTTGCCCCTCACTTGCAGACACATAAGCAGTGTTGGTAATTGTCAATCCCTTTTCGGTATCAAGGCTGTGATACTCAAGCCTTGTGTAATAGTTGTCGCCGATCTTCTTAAATTCAGGAAAGATGACTTTTACAAGCCTATGCCTTGCGTCAAATTCAATCGGCACAAAGGCATTTGCGGAAATATACTGCACCTTGTCGCCGCCTAACGGTTTAATCACCATTGCGCCTGTTGCAAGTCCCGACTGCAATTCGGAGTTAAGGTCTTCCGTTGCGGTTTCAAAGATTTTCTGCAATTTATCATTGCTTACGCTTGCAGTCATTTCGTTAAGCGTGATGTTTGCAAACTCTCTTGTAATCGCCTGCTCAAGCCTTAAACTTATAACGCTGTCGGAAAGCCAAAAAGCCTGCCCCGCAAAGCATTTCTGCCACATTTCAATGCTTTGCATCATATCATCCGTAATCGCAAGTTTAACGCCCAAAGCCTGTTTAATATCCTTTAGAGGGAACATTCTCTGCCACACTCCTTTCAAAAAATTTATGAATTGCATTTCACACCGCCCTTATAAATCTTTTTATATCCCGTTCAAATGTGTATTCAAAACCGTCGAGGCTGTCGATGTCGGTTGAACCGTCGTCAAGTCTTTCGTCAACAAGTTTTTTATCATTCCATACAGCCTCGCACAATGCCGTTTTAAGCGTATCGCAGCCGTCAGTGTAAAAGAATCTGCCCGCGCCCATAAGTCGCAGCAGGCATTGAATACGGTCCTGTACGGGGTATTTGCGTGCGGGTCTGACTATGGTATTTGGGAAATGCTCTTCAAACGCTCGTTTAATGCCTCTGCCGAGCACGGTTTCGGCGTTATCCCAATACACAAAGTCAACAACACCGCACAAATCAAAAACAGACTGTGCAAAATTAATTGCCAGCCTGTCAATGTCGTTTCCGTCGTATTCACCGAAGTGCCGTTCGCTTTTCAACGCTATTAAATTATTGTAGCCTCTTGTCTTTGCCGTTGCCACAAATGCGTGACCCGATTTATTGCCGCCAAAGTCAATGCCGATTGTCACTTCTTCAAGTTCCGATTTCAAAAACTGCCTGTACGGTAAATCCGTGTTGATTTTATCGGTAATTCGGCAGTAAAAATTCTTTGGATTGTCGGCAAATCTGCGGTAAATCGCACCCTCTGCACGCACCCATTTCCCGAGTATAAGACGGTCATAGAAAATTGTACCCTCATATTCATTGCAAAGGTTCTTCACAAACTCCTCGGATAAGAATTTATTATCGAAAATCGTGTATTCCTGCAAATAAATATCTGCGTCACTGTCAATGAATTTCTTGAGCCAATGAGTTGGGTGTTCAGGGTTTAAACTGCCGTCAAAGCACGAATAAGGCTTGTCAAGTCGGGATTTAAGCATATTGAAAACATCTTCGTTCCACTTTGCAACCTCATCACCGTAAATATATTTTGCCGACGCACCCTGAATTTTAGCAACCTGACTGACCTTTTCCGCACCCAAACAATACACATCTTCACCGCACACCTTCGCAATGTTTCGGCTGTTGATTGTACCCACAATGTCGGAAGAGTAACGCTCACGCATAGGCTGTAAAACATTTCGCTCGATTGTTTCCTTTGACACTCCGATGATAAAGCACAAACCGTCTTTACCTATTCGCTCTCGAATACGCATAGGCACAATACAGGTGACATCAACAAAACTTTTGCCCGAACGCACCGCACCGCTTTTTATGTTCCAACGATGTGTAGCGTTTGCGATATATTCTTTTTGTTTAATCGTGTACGGCATTGTTTGTGCTCCTTTCTGCGTCATCTTTGATTTCTTTCAAAATGCTGTCGAGCTTGTCGAGTGCGGTCTTGTCGGTTTCCTCTTTTTGCTTATCCCGCCACTTGTCGGGGCGACGGTTTTTCAGCCAAAATATTTGTGCAGTAGTGTTGCCCTCAAGAGCAGAGGACAACAAAGCATTTTCAACTTCATAGTCCACAACCTCTTTGCCCTTTTTTAGGGACTCCGAAATCTCCGAATACTTTTTCTTCCACTCATAAAATGTTGATACTGTAATTCCTATATTCTTAGCTATCTGCTCATCGGTCAGACCGTCCCTTGCCCAGCCCTCAAGCAGTAGTAAATTTTCTTCTTTCAACCACTTTTCATACTTTCCTTTTGCCACCGTCACCACCTCTCTTTATGTAAAATAAGCAAAAGAAAAGAGAGTACTAAATGCACTCTCCATTAATCAGTATTAAGCGTTAAAGCATTAATTCTGTCATTCAATTCTATCAGTGTATTTTTCACATTTAGATAGTCTTTAGGTGCGAATCGTTTATCGTTCTTATTATGAAACATAAATTGAGATCATCTAGACAGCTCCTCTATGTATTTTTTATTCCGTAACTAGCGTTGTATTACGATTAAATTTATGATTATTAAGGTCAAACTTTAATTTATCGCTAACATTTTGCGTATTAGAAAGCAATCTTATTGAGTCTTCCATAGCATCTAACTTTGAATATATTGATTTCATCATAGATCTACCAAAAACAGCCTCATCAACTTTGGAATTATCTACAGTTGCATTTTCTAAATTTGCTATACTCATTAACGAAAATGAACCATTTGCATAAGTTTCCTTTATCGCATTAGCAATATCATCTTTTGCCTTAATAACATTTTCATACAATCTATCTCTCTTATAAAAAACAGTATTAATTCCTGCTACATCAAAAATTTTATCAGTAGCATCATCCTGTACCAAAACTACTTTTTTACCATAGGCTTGTCGAATTCCTAATTCATACATAACATTCGGATTTCTTGAACTTAAATCACAAATTGCCATATCACATTCAACTAAATTTTTCAAAATTTTTTTCATTATCGAATCACATATTTGATCGCTATCTGCTCTTATAGGTTCAAATCCTGCTATTTGGACAGCAGGAACAATTATCTGTTTGTATATTTTATCAAAATGACCTGCAGGATATTTTGGCTGGTCTGATATAGGCATTATAACAAAACAGGTTTTTACCTTATTTTCTTCGCTCATATGCAACTCTCCTTAGTTGTAATATATCACTAATCTATCATATTATTTGACACAATTCAACAGATTTTACATTTTTCTGTAAACCGCACAATTAAGAAAGTAATAATTTGTATAAAATAACCACACACAACACAGACCGCCCTCAAACGAGAGCGGTCTGCCGTTATTTTTTGAAAAAGGAGAACTACAAAATGCCTCTTATTATCGATTTCTTCATTTTATATTATACTGCACCTAAACCGAAAAACCGAACAACTTTTACCAACGGTGGCGGTTGCACATAATTCTTATGTTATCCGGTGTATTTATTCCGCCTGTATCAACTGCTATCTTCGCCCAGCTGTATCGCAAGCTAAGGTGCATAAACAAACAGTTCTCAACAAACTCGTCACGGGAGAGGCTGTTGAGCGCTGCGTTTCGGCGGATTTCAAGGTTTTGTATCTCTCTCTGAATATCTGCAATCTGCACCACCACATTGCCTACCTTGTCGGAGGTCTGACCTGACGGAACGATTCGTTCACCCAGCGTGCCTGCTGTGTTATCCGCCTCGGCAGAAATGCGTACTATCTTCGCCCTCAGTCTCGAAATCTCTCGGTTAATCTCCTTAATCTCTTTAGCCGTCAAGTTATCACCTCCAAATCATCAAGATAATCAGCCACAATGTCATATGCAAGCAACATTCCCTCACTTATGTAATAGTTTCTGTCTTTTCGACTTTTTCTGTTGTTAAGACTGTCCAACTTGTCCTGTTCACTTTCTATGCGTTCAGATATTTCAGCTTTTAATTCGTCAAGTGTCATTAATTTTCACCCTCCAGTCTTTTTTCAAGCCTCTCAATCTTTTTCTCTTTTCATTTATTCACTTCTTTATCACATTGAAACATTATCTTGCATTGTTCAAGCATAATTTCAACATCTGCCATTTCTTCAAAAATATTATCAACAGATTTCAAATCATCTTCAAGTGATATTTTTTCTTTAGTATAATTTAATCTTATAAGGCTTTTACACAAAGCCTGCGACAATTCAGACAACTCTTCGACCGTCTTTATCATCTGATTTTCCACACCGTATGTATTGATTGCTTTATACATAGTCTCTTTTGCGGTCATTCTTCTGCCTCACTTTCAAGCCATTGTTTTGTGCAGTCAATGCAGCTGCCGTTAAACTGATTTTCTTTCTCATAATAGTCCTCCTTATTTATAGTTCTTGGAGGGATAGCTTTTCACGCTCAAAATCCACAACTTTTTTCAAATTTTCTTTTTCAAAATAAAATATTACAGGTTCTTTTATTTCTCTGATTAAGCCGTATTTCTTAGCTAATCTAAAAATAAAACCCTTTTCCAGTCTTGATAGTATTTTACCTAATTGCTCTCTAAAATCTTCAACTGACATTGTAGATTTATAAAAATTACACATTCTGCAAGCAGGATTATAATTTTCAATATCGTTTGCACCGTCATACCAATACACGCTCTGTATATGGTCAACTTGCATTTCCTTTAACGCAAGTTCACAACCACAATAAGCACAATGACCATTATATTTTTGATATACTTTAAGCCTCGTATGTTTTGATATAGATTTTCTATTACTCATTCTATATTACTCCTTTAAAGTTCTGACTTTTTCGCCATATCTGCGAGTTTGACCTCTGAATAATATTTCTCTCATTTACTTTCACTCTCCTCAATAGGCTGATTCCAACACTTAACGCAGTCATCGTTGTTTCGGCAATCACCTGCACCCATAAGTCCCAATTCATAAGGACATATGCCTGTAGGCGTTCCGCCATCGCCAAGCGGAGCATTCGGATAATGTTTCAAAAATTCACTCAAATATGTTTTCTGCGGGTGTTCATCACTCCATTTCTGTACAATTGCGATTGCCTTTTCTGGATAACTCATTTCAAGGTTCGTGCACGAAATGCCTGTGCCATTATTTGAACTGCTCAAAGGGCAATCTGAACAGTCAAGTTTGCATATTACGTTCTTCTGTCGTTTCGTCATTCTCGACTTTTCAATAAAGTAATTTTCAGTTCTTGAACAATCAATCATTTTCTTTATCCTCCAAATCCATTTTTGCTCCGCAATGTGGGCAATAGTTTTCAAATTGATAACGGTTGTTAATGACTTGATAAACAACCTCTCTCCCGCAAGTTAAGCAGTATGCTTCCGCTTCACCTACTTTTCTTTCTTTCTTTTTTACCCACTTTGAGAGTTTAACTTCGTCAACAACTTTAAGTTTAATTTTTATACGACTGATTTTTTTAATGTGGGACAATCTAAAAACACAATTACTAACAACCTTATCCCCACAAGTGCAGAAATATCGTAACTTTGGTATTGACAAATTAGCGTCATTTTCAAAGGCTTTTTCACCTGTTTTATGTAAAATGCCCTCAATCACCGTTCCGTCAAAAAGTACGATTTCAACATATTTCCCTAAATGTCTTTCGAGTTCATATCTTGTCATAATTTTTACTCCTTTAAAAGTTCGGGGCTGTCATAGATATTGCCGATAACTTCAATATCTCTTGAACAATAGTGTCTGCCCAATCCATCATAGATTAAATTATACACAAATCCAAATTCAGTTTCATCAACATCGTACTGAACGATTCCATAGTCGTCACCATCCGAGCGGTAAAGAAAATCAATGATATCACCCTCAAAGATTTTCGTGCCATTCTTGTCAGTCATTCCTGTGTACTGACCTATTGTGTCGCTTTCGATATGCCACACATTTGAACTACCATTTTTGTACTGCTCTTTGATTACCAAGCCTCTGGGTTCAATACTCAAAAAGCCGTACTTCCATTCGTTCCCGAATTTTCCTCTGAATAATATTTCTCTCATTTATATTCTCCTTTTATTGTTCAGTATCGCATATTTCCTCTGAGCTTGCTTAATTCTCGCGGTTCTGCAGTCCTTACAAATGTCATTGCTTTTTCGTTCATAAAAGGTAATTCCACACCTTTTGCAGAATTGTGGTTCTATTCTATTAAATGATGTGCAGCTGTCACAGTCTTTTTCGTTTGCCGTGCAGCCTTTGACGCTGTCCCAGTGTGTGCAATATTCCTTCTGCCAGAAATCAGCGTACTCACTCTCAACATTTGAGTTCTCTTTCGCAACACATTTAATTTCACCTGCAAGCATAGATAACAAGACTTTTATCTTCTCCTTGTCCTCTTCAGACATAAACCTCTTGTATTTAATCGTCCTGTCCGGAAGATTATCGCCAAACTGACCATTGCCAATGTATGCTCTTACCTTATCAAGCCTTTCAGTCAAGTAATAGTCAAATACTCGACCTCTGATAGCTTTAACAGATTTGCCAAGCACATCTGACATTTCTTCATACTTATAGCCTGATTTAATCATTTCACCAAGCTTCTTAAATTCTTCAGCCGTCCACTTTATGTGATTATTTGCCTTAACTGGTCGCTCCTTAATATCAATGTCTAATATTCTTCTCTGTATTGCTCCTTCCGTTCTATTAAGCAGTATCGATAATTCTCTATAGCTATATTTATGTTCAGCAAGAAATTTCTTAAGTCGCTCATCTTCAACAGTAGTCCAAGGTGATGTAATAAATTTATAGCTGTGCCTTATATCAGTTCTTCGCTTTTTATCAACCCAATCAGGTTCTACACCAAGATAATACTTTTCAAATTTAGAGAAATTCAAAAAGCTCTGATTCTTGTATGCCCATTCCCAAAATTCATCAATATAAACTACCTCAAACTTTTCTTTCTGCCTGCAAATCGTATGTAAAGGAAGACCTCTATTTTGTGCCCAAGAAATTTTGATGTAACCTCCGCTACTTTGATTACCATAAACAGCTTCGCTCAAATATGATAAAGTTACATATCTTTCTCCACAGCTCAGAAAAGTTCCAAGCTTTAATTTATTAACTTTGTTAAGTACCGAATAAACAGAGCGTGATAAATGTTTTGTAATGTTTTTTACACTAACATTTCCCCACACATTCCGTAAGTAATCAACCTCTTCCTGCGTCCAGTTCCTTCTCATTTTTTACCTGCCTTTTCTTTTTTCCTGCTTTCTCGCTGTCCCACACGCTGTCTACATAATCGTCACTAAGTGTACTTTTGTAATTCACAGAGTTAAGATGTTTTTGTATGTGCATGTTATAACGACCGCTTGCTTTTGCTTCATTTAATATGCTTTGAACATCCTCTTCGCTTCTGTTCAAATCCGTTGCAATGCGTGATATCGAATCACCTCTGTATGTATATAAACATATTAAAAATTCTGTATCGGTTGTCGGCGGTCTATTTAACTGCTCTTTTCTGTGTAGCGCCGCCTCGGGTTTGGCTTTACTGACACAAGCTGAACAATATTTTGTTGTTTTTGCTCTTGCGGTAAATTCGTTACCGCATATTTGACATATAGCTGAATACATTTATTTCATCTCCTCCAAATCTTCAAGTCTGCAATACAACAATGCAGAATTAGCGTTTAAATCCTTTATTTCAGCCTGATAATAAAACTTTCCTGTTATGCCTCGTCTGATGATACAGCCTGTCAGAATGTATTTTGCGCCGTTGTAAAGCACCTTTCGCCCAAGACTGCGTTTAACCTGCGAGATGTTCATAACTGTTCAATCCTTATGTAAATGCCCGGCACATCTGCCCAAAGCTTTTCGCATATCTCGCTTGCCACAAGTGCGTCATCTGTCCAAAATCCGCAGAGCGTCATACAGTCCTTGAGCATTTTTTGCAGGTTATCTGTGTCGGGTTTTGTAATACGATACTCACCGTCTTTGTGTCTGCCTTTTGGAAAAAGCCAGCTTACCCTCAGCCTTACACCACTATCATACGGCTTTAGCGGTCTATGCTGTTTTAGATGAGCCACAAGTAAAGCCTTAGCCGATTTTATTCTCGGTGAATCGTAAAATACCGGCTTGCCCTTAACGGTCCTTACTCTGCGTTCCTGAGCTGTTACAGTCGGCACTTTTTCCATTTTCATAAAAAATTCTGTTACTGATTTATCCATAGTAAAACCTCTGATTTTTGCTTTTATCCTTTGAAATGTAAATCTTATGCGTTCTTGTCATTTCGGCTATGCGGCTGCCTAATGCCTCGTCAATTGCCGCAATTTCGTTTATGGAAAGTTCGGAGCTTATCACTGTTGGCAGCTGCTCATTGTAGCGGTGGTTTATGATTTTAAAGGTTGTATTCACATCGGCGTTGCTTATTCCCTCGCCGCTGCGTGTTTTGAAAAAATCGTCAATATACAGCACACCGGCATTTTTTACATTGCTCATAAGTTTTTCGTACTGCTCAGCGTTTGTTACTGCTTGCTTAATAGCCGTTATGTCATCGCCCCAAAGCATATACCTTGCGGATCTGCCCTGCTTTAACAGCGAACCGATTATTGCGGTGCAAATATGCGTTTTACCGCAGCCCGACTGGCCGCCGATGTAAAACCAATCTACAGGATTGTTTGCGAAATCCTCGGCACATTTCTTTATGTAAGCCTGCCATTCGCTCTTGACAATATATGTTCCGAAATTGTACCTTTCAATCAGCCTTGCAAGTCCGCTTTTCTTAATTCTCTTAAGCTCTGCTCTCACCTTTAAGCACTCGCAGGGTCGGCTAACCACCTCAAAGGTTTCTGTACCGCAAAAATCCCTTTTTACTGTGCTGTATATCGTACCCTTGTTTTTGCATTTATCGCAGTCATAGCCTGTCAGCCTGCCTGTTTGCGCATTAAAAATATCCGCCTCTCGCTGTGCCTTTTCCTCTGCCGTAAGCTCAGAGTACAACCTCGCCTGTGTTAAACGCTCCTGTGCTCCGTTTTTTGGCAGGTACTTTTGAATTATTCTTTCGTATGCTGTCAACTTCATCACTCCTCTTTAATAACCAACGGTTTATATAATTCTCGATATCATCAAGTGTTTTTCTGCTGTCGGGGTGCAGCTCAAAATACTTAGACATCTTTACGAGTTCGTTTTCAACATCAATCAATGTGTAAATATTTTTAAAATTATTCAGCTGAGAAAATGTCACTTGATAAGTGCTTTCTTCTTTTAACAATAAAGAAATAAAAACATCGCTTTTCTTTTCTTTTTCTTTACTTTCCTTTACTTTACTTTTCTTTATGTCATTCTCGGCGAGATTATTCCCATTTTCGGAGAGATTATGCTCATTTTCGGGTACAATTATATAAGCCTTTGTTTCATCTTCTTTCAAAAGCCAGTAATCTTTATTAATTGTGCGACCTCGCTTAGAGCGTTTCTCAATAGCGTACATATACCGTTCTTGCATCATTTTGTTTGTCAGTATTCTCTCCCTATCAAACAGCCCGTTGTCAAACAGCCCAATTTGTAAGCAAAGCTGTACTACCTGTTTTACCGTATCTGATTTAATTCCACCGCTCATTCGTTTCGCTATTGCGGCCGCACTGGTTTTTTCTCGCCACTCATAGTAATAACCATTAGTGGCATATGCTTTCGTGCAAATATAGAAGAACACGCCAAAGCCGCTCCATCCCTGTGCATCGATAAGCACATCAAATCTCTCATCGTCATCGAAAATGTGAACATCCCAAGCGGCAAAGTCTAAACCTTGCTTTGGTTGTCCAGCCATTACATCACTCCTATTCAATTTAATCTTCGTGAGAATCTTCGTGAGTATGCATATAAATAAACGAGCTGTACTCGCACATATTTTTATAAAGCCATTCGTCCGCCTGCTGCTTTGATAAATGCGTTTTAAGCACTCTGTCCTCGTACATATAGCCGCCGCAGGCTGTTTTTTCTTTCATTCGTTTTATAATTTCGTCTTTATCGTAATTAGCCTCTATTAAATAGAGTTCGTAGCCCTTAGCTCTGATATGCTCAAGGCTGTTTGTATCTGTAGCGTAAATCACTCTGAATGTATCGCCATAGTTCGATTTAATAAAAATCTTCCACGCACAATTTTGCACATCATGTATGAGCATTTCGTTTTCAAATGTAACAGCTCCTATTTGGTACCATTTTCGTGGTTCTGTAATAAAAGAGCTTTTAAAAATAAAATCCGAACAGTCTTTATACAAAGCGCCTGCAAGGTAGCGGTTATATATCACCTTAATGCTCGGGTGCTCTGTGCAAAGCCTGCGTAATGTGCTTGTGTTTAAGTGGTCGCTGTGCCGATGCGTAAGAAAAATATATTTTATCCTATCGGCTAAAGCCGACAGTCGGCAGTAAGGCACACCGCAGTCAATCAAGATCTGATTATCAAGCAAAACCGCATTGCCTTTACTGCCTGTCGAGATTATTTTTAAGTTAATCATTCTGCAAGGTCGTCAATCGAAAACGGCTCACTTTCGACGGACATTACAGGCGGTTCTTCCTCAAACGGCGGTATATCGTCTAAATTCGGCTCTGTATCGTATTCCTCGCTCACCTCATAATCAACGCTGCCGTCGCTGTTAATTGCGTGTGTGTCAGCCTCAAAAGCATTTTGCATTTCCACGCTCATTACGCCCCACTTTGAAATAAGCTGTCTAAGCATTGTTTTCTTTGCCATACTGTCAAAATCCTTTGCCCAAAAGGTGTATGAAGTACCTTTATTTACATCGTTTTTGTAACCTGCCGAGTATCTGATAGCATGTTCTTTCATCTTCTCTTTGCTCCAATAAAGAGCCTTTTCGAAGCCGTTTATATATCTGAAACAAGCGTAATATCCAATGGTTTTTGCAACCGCTCTTTCGCTTTCATCTGAAATGAGTTTTACCTCAATTTCCTCCGTAAGCGGATTCCAACTAACAAGCTCACCCTCTTTAATTTCAACAACATTAAGTCGCTTGTACTGGCCGCTACGAATAGCAAGCTGAATATAGCCACGATAGCCGAGTACGAATGTAGCAACTGTTCTGTTGTTCTTTCTGTCGTTAAACGGCACCAAGTAATACTGTCCGAGCTGTGGTGACGGTGGAAGTCCGAGAGAGTGACCGCAGAGTGCCGCAGAAAGAATAGTACCGGCATCGCACTTTTCAAGTTCCTTGTTGGTACTTACTACGGAAGTAATTGCGGCTGAAAATTTCTGAATTTCCTTATGGCTTTTAAGTGAATTTGCAAGTGCCTGCTGAAATCCCTTCGTGCTAAGCATAGCCGAAAATTTGGGCTTTCCCTGCATTGCTGTGTTGCTTGATTTTGTCATATTATAATTACTCATATTTTAAACCTCTTTCATTAATTAACTGTTTTACCGCCAAGGCAAAGTCTTTAAGCTGTGTTTTTGTTCCGTAAACCGTAAAGCTAAGCGGATATCTTTTTTCATCTGCCTTTGCAGGCTGTTCTTCTTCAACCGGTGCGGCCACCTCGGTAGGAACATTAGCTGTAAACGGCTCATATTCCTTAATATTAATCTGCTCGTTAAGCTCTGCCTTTTTGCGTTCGAGCTGTTCTGCCTCTGCCCTTGCTTTTTCTTCTTCAATAGCCTTGTATCTTTCGGTTACGGAAGTTATTGCAGCAGATACATTCAAAGTTTGCTTGTACTCGTACAGAATTTCGTCTTTATGCTCCTGCACTGCAATGAGCTTTATGTCGTCCATAACCTTGTCAAGAAAAGCCTTGATTGTTTCTCTGAGCTTTTTAAGCGTAACCGTCATCGTAATGCTCAAGCCGACTTGCTCGTACTTTACAAAATCAATGCCGAGCGTTTGGGCGTACTCGTTAAAATACGCTTTTGATTTATCGTGCTTTTCCTGTTTAAGCCCTTGCTCGATAGCCTCAATCTTGCTCTTTAATGCTGAATCAGCTTTTTTATAAGGTGTGGAAATACACTCCTTATACACGCTTTCAAAATGCTCGTACGGTGTCATTACCTCGGACTTAACGGTTTTTCTCTGACTTTCAAACTCGGCAAGCTCTTTGTTGAGAGCCGAACGAATTTTCTTTACTTCCTTGTAATTCTCGTCCGTACAAACCATTGAACAAGCAACATTTACTTTGTGCTCGATTTCTGCCTTTACAGATTCAAGTTTTTCAATGATAATCGGTATCTGCTTAACTACAATAAGCTGCTCTGGTTCGTTTTCTGTAACCTCGGTAGGCTGAATAGCAACCTCATCAGCCTCGTCGGATGTTTCAAGTAAATTAACTGGTCCAATAATCTTAGTCATAATAATCTCCTTCTTCAATATCGTCTGATGACCATTCTTCCTCTGTAATCCCGTGGAATGCGTCAGCACATTCGCGAGAGCAGAAAATATCATCGTTTGTATCTCTAAAATAATTGTAATCGTATCTAAGTTCGTCATTGCACATTTTGCAATGACCCATTACAGGAGGCTCTGGGGCATTCGGGCAAGAAGCTTTGCAGGGCGAACTCAAACATATATCACATGACTGCAATATTTTCATCCTCCTACTATTGATTTTTTTATTGTTTGTGATATAATAATAGTAGTTTAAATTTCTTTAGCTCTTATCCCACATTGCAAGGCTCACGCAATGTGGGATATTCTTTTGCAACTAAACAAATCAAACATTGTTGATGAATACCTTTCAGCTCTAATTTCTTCAAGTACAATCTGATTTAAATAATCACTTTTCAGTCTCAAACCATTTGCATCACCAAAACGATTTACTATAACTGCAAGTTTATTCTTTGCTTGTGCTCTTGCAATTTCAAATTCGCTTTCTGAACATATGTGACCGTTCCTGCTTATAAATTCAAGATATGTCATCCGTTACACCTCCTCATCAGATAAGGCACCTTTTAAGCACCTAATAAACTTCTTGCAATTGTGAGCCGCACGCTTAATGCCTGTTGCTCTATTGTTTAGCTTGTGCCTGTCAAGGCTTTCCTTGACTTCTGCAACATAGTTTAAAATGTCCTCAAGCCTTTCAGCCGTAACGGTGTCAAGTCCCTGCAAAACTATAACCTCGCCGTCTTTGATGCAGATTTGTAAGTTTTCAAGCTTACTCATATCCGTTTGCTCCTTTCTTGAGATTTTCGAGCAGTTCACGCTCTATAATCACACAGTCCCTCAGATAGCATTTTGTCTTGCTGTTAATGCCATAGACTGTATTATCATCTAAACAAATTGCTGTTTCGTATGATACTTTCATCATAAAGCGTCCTAAATCATCAGAGAACACATCTCCGATTTCAACCTCCTTAAACGAATACGATTTAGATTTGTTGATAATTACTTCCATCTTTTTTTATTCCCTCCTGCGTTTCGTTGTAAGCCTTTTCGAAGTAAGCCTTTGCGTCCTCTTTAGATATTCTCCACTCACCGAACATCTTTGCCGCCGGCAAAACGCCCGACTGTGCTTTTTTCTTTAAACAATCAACCGAGAACCCCCAAAGATTTGCCAGCAATGGCAAATCTATGTAGATCGGAACATCGTCCCAGTTGGTTACTGTTTTCTTAGATTTTGGCATATATACCCTCCTTATAAATTTATTGCCTTACACCTCTGTTATCCTCTGTAATTTTGTCTGATACGATTTCAACCTTTTCCACATTTGCAACGCTGAGTGCCAGCTTGAGCAGTACCACATCGCCTACTGTTCGGGTAATCTGATAGCTTGTAACATACGGGATTTCTGTTCCGTCAATTTCAAGAAGAAACTTGTCCTTTGTGTCAATAAGTTTAAGTTTTGCCATTTTCCTCACCTCCTCGATTTTTGTTGTATTATTTGTAATTAGATGTTACAATATTTTCAATACTATACTGAAAGGAGTCCTTGACTATCCGAAAGATCATATACAACTGTAAATCATTGAACGATGAAAAACACCATAAAAATCTTGAAATCGAATATCCGCCTGGTTGCCCCATGTGCCACAAAGCGGGCAACCCATTTTGTTTAAGTTCTTACTATATCGAAGATGAACTTACCAACCCAAATCTTTTTGTTCATTTTTTCTGCCAAAATTGTGAAAGAACATTTTTAGGGAATTACTATATAGGACCTTATTACAATAAAACTGAATTTAAAAGTTTTGAGCCTGTTTACAATACAGAAGAACGAGAATTTCCTAAACACATAAAAGACTTGTCACCTGATTTTTGCGACATATATAACCAAGCATACGCTTCTGAACAGTATGGTTTAAAAGATATTTCAGGTATGGCTTACAGAAAATCTTTAGAATTTTTAGTAAAAGATTATGCTATATTGTTACACCCTGAGGATAAAGATAAAATTGTTAAAGCACCGTTATCAAGATGTATCAACGATTATATTGACAACAAAAGAATTAAAAAATTAGCTGTAGCCTCTTCATGGCTTGGTAATGATGAAACACATTACGAGCGAAAATTTAAAGATTACAATATAGATAACCTGGTCGAATTTATAAATGCTATTGTGTCTTTTATAGATTCAGATATTTCTGTAGCAATAGCTGAAAATATGATTGAAGAACAAAAAGCTACTCATCAGTCGCAAACTTAAAATGAAAATTGAAAAACTCAAGCTGATTAATTGTATCTTGCAGTTCGTCAGCTTGTTTTTTTGCCTTATTTATAAGGCATTTAAACTCCTGAATATTTGTTGCAGATATATAAAGTGTTCCGTCATTTGCATAGTTGCCAATCATTTTTCCTCCCATCTTCTCTCCTCCTTTCCTATGCTGTTTTCTGCTGTCTAAAAATCCGGCTTATTGTACAGCTGATTTGCTATACTGAATTGTAAGATAAATAACAGAAATCAAGTAATACGCTTTAAGCGTAAATCTTTTCCCAAAAAAATAAAGTCAACAGGAAATCTATACAGTTCACCTATTCTATGCACCATATCCCAACTTGGCGAATATGTTCCTTTTTCGTAGTTAGAAAGAGTTTCCTTGCTAATATTAAGCATATCAGCTGCTTCTTTTTGAGATAAACCAGCATTTACCCTTGCAGCTTTTAACGTGATTTTAGGATATTCCATTTGCCTCACCTCCTTGGTACACATATATAATATCACACTAAAAGCATAATGTCAAGCAAAAAGCAAAATATTTTTAAAAATATCTTGAATTTTTTACGCTTTTAGTGTATAATGCAAATATAACATAAAAGTAGGTGATCTAATGAGCGATAATAGTGAGCTTAACAAAAAAATTTTTGCAAAGAATTTAAACTATTATATGACTACTAACAATAAAACCCAATCGAATCTTGTAACGGATCTGAATTTAACAGCTTCGACTGTTTCTGACTGGGCAAACGAAAAGAAATACCCTCGTGTTGACAAAATGCAACTTTTGGCTGACTATTTTGGTATTCTTAAATCTGATTTGACAGAGGAACACAAAACATCAAAAATGACTGATGACATTGAACTCCAAAAATACCTCGAGGAGCTCAAGAACAGAAGTGAACTAAGAATGTTATTTAGTCTTACTAAGGGTGCTACAAAAGAAGATGTGAAAAAAGCAGTCAGAATTATTGAAGCATTAAAAAAGGATGAATAGCTTTGGGAAAAATTTTTATTAGAGGTTTAGAATTGCCGCTGACCGTACGAGGCGTAACGGTCTTAGATGAGGACGGCAATTACAATGTATATATTAATATTCTGCTTAGCTATGATACTCAACAGAAAGCCGCTAAGCACGAATTAAAGCACATTACATCCGAGCATTTTTATGATTATGAGCCTGTTGTTCATAACGAGCTTGAGGCTAATGCTATTTGATAAGGAGAATTGATATGGGATTTCTTGATACCTTTAAGGGTAATCAATATAAGTCAGAAGTAGAACGCTTACAAGCTGAACTTAATCAGCTTAGAAGCACATTTACTCCTGAAATGTATAATGCCCAAAATTTACTTATGCTCACACAGAAATTGCAAAATGATATTAATAACTTAAATGCAGTTATTGGGCAAAAAAATAACGAGATCAATAATTTAAACAACAAAATTATCGGTTTAAATAACACTATAAATAACAAACAATCTCAAATAATCTGTATGGATGAACAAATTGAGTTACAAAGTTTCGGACTTTATACTCCTAAGTATGACTTTGCTTCTTCTGAATTGTATAAAAACAGATTATCTCAAATCCGAGATACACAAAAAGCTCTTATAAAAAACGGTCAGGCTGTTACCGGTAACACTAATTGGACTGTAAATGGAAGTAAAAGTCAGGGCAAAAAAATGGTTAAAGATATGCAAAAACTTTTGCTTAGAGCATTCAATAGTGAATGTGATGAACTTATTGATAAAGTTAAGTACAATACTTTTGATACGGCATTAAAAAGGATGCGTAGTTCCTGTGAAGCAATTTCAAAACTTGGCAACATTATGGGAATTGCAATAACTACTCAATATTTTAATGCCAAGCACGAAGAACTTTGCTTATCACTTGAATACAAAAAGAAAAAGCAAGATGAAAAGGAAGAACAAAAAGAAATAAGAGCTCGTATGCGTGAAGAGGCTAAACTACAAAAAGAAATTGAAGAAACTCGTAAAAAAATAGCTAAGGAACAAACTCACTATCAAAACGCTCTATCACATCTTGAACAGCAAATTAAAACCGCAGCCGATGTTGATAAAGAAGAATTACTCAAGAAAAAAGAACAAATCATTAACGAGCTTTCTGAAATTGATAAATCTATGAAAGATATTGATTACAGAGCCGCAAATGCAAGAGCAGGTTATGTGTACATTATATCTAATGTTGGTTCATTTGGAGAGAATGTGTATAAAATAGGTATGACACGCAGACTTGAACCAATGGATCGAGTTGATGAGCTTGGGGACGCTTCTGTTCCGTTTAACTTTGATGTTCACGCAATGATTTTTTCCGACGATGCTCCTTCACTTGAAGCAGCTTTACATAAAGCCTTTGAGGATAGAAAAGTCAATATGATTAACACAAGACGAGAGTTCTTTAATGTTACTCTTGATGAAATAGAAGAAGTTGTAAAAAAGAATTACGATAAAACGGTAGAATTTACTCGACTTGCTCCGGCTGAACAGTATCGTGAATCTCTTAAAATTAAAGAGCAACTAAAGCCGTAGGGTTTTACAGTAACATTTATTAAAATAAAAAATCCGCCCTATCCTGTTGGCGCAGGGTAGAGCGGAAACCATTACACATAGGGTGCAACGGTACTTAAACAGCAATATAATTGTACCATACTCCCTTGTGTTTTGCAAGTTTATCGAATAAAAACACAAGGGATTTTTGCACCCTTTTTTAAAACAAAAGGAGTGTTATAAAATGAAAAAGCGTAAAGACGGCAGATATCAAAAAAATATCTATATCGGACGAGATGAAAACGGCAAAGCTATGTATAAGTCTGTATTTGGCAAAACGCAAGCTGAGGTTACACGCAAAGCAAATGAAATCAAGCTAAAAATCAGCAAAGGTATGGATATTCTTAGCGAGAATATGCCGTTCAGTGAACTCTGCGAAAATTGGCTGATATACAAAAAGGCTCTGCTTTCTTCTGACAAGCAGTATAAGAGTTATAAAACAAACCTTAAACCGTTTTCTGTATTAGGCGATGTTGCAATCAGCAAACTTGTAAAAGCAGATTTTCAATGTATCATAAATGACTATTTCGCACGAAATCCACATACAGGCAAACCGACTTCAAAGAAAACTCTGCGTGATTACAGAATGACCGCAAGGCAGGTGTTTGACTTTGCTGTTGAAAACCGCATACTTGACTACAATCCATTAACATATGTCAGAATACCGAAAAATGCACCTGTAAGCGAGCGCAGGGCATTGACCGAGCAAGAACAGCGGTGGGTTATGGAAATGCCACACAGAGCACAACTTCCTGCTATGATCATGATGCTGTCTGGTTTAAGATTAAGTGAATGCCTTGCGTTGCAATGGTATGACATTGACCTTGAAAATGCTCAAATTAGTGTTCATCAAAAACTTGTAATGACAGGAACTCCGCACATTGTGCAAGGAGCAAAGTCAAAGGCTGGCATACGAACAGTCAATATTCCCCACACCCTGGTGGATTTTCTGAAAAATCAAAAGAACCATAAACAATCCGACTTTGTTGTACTTACAACAAAAGGGGAGTTCTTCTCAACAACAGCGTGGCGAGAACTGTGGGACAGCTATATGGCAGACCTCAATCTTAAATACGGAGATTTTTCCGAATATGAGCGAAAGCCGAAAAGTAAGTTCGACCCAAAAGGCGTTCCTTTTGTTATTGAAAGATTCACCGCACATTATCTAAGACATACTTTTGCTACAAACTTGTTCTTTTGCGGTCAAGATTTACTTTATGTCCAAAACCAACTCGGACACGCAAAGCCCGAAACGACTTTGAATATTTATACACATTTAGTGCAAACAAATCAGATTAAGAAAATCAATAAAATTATAGACCTAAACGATTACATCTCTGCGATTGCAGAACCGCAAAAAATGATGTTAGTCTGATGTTAGTCAATGTATAATAAAAATACGCTTGTTTACTGCACTTTTTCAAATTCTTGTAATGTTTCGTAATCAGTAGGTCGACGGTTCAAGTCCGTTCACCAGCTCCACAAATAAACCGCATTACCAAGCCGTTTTTAAGGCTTGTATGCGGTTTTTCTTTT